ACGCTCTATGCAAACACATCGGTGTTGCAATACGGTAATGTGATCACATTTAACGGTAATGTCAATGTCAATGTCAATGACTATGTGCTACAAACAAGCAGTAATGCCAATGCACGTGTAACAGCATTGGGAGTATATGCTAACTCAATCTACGTGGCCTATACAGATGCTAATGTGTTTACACTAGGATCAGGCAACATCTCAGTGACTGGCCCGGGATTTGCTGAACTACAACTGAGCAGCAATATCACTGCCAATGTTGGAGATTATATAACACAAACAACAAGTAATGCTAATCTGAGAGTCTTAGCTAATGTAGCTACAGGCTCAAATGTGTATGTATCTTACAGTGGTGCATTTGATGCAAACATAGGCTTTGGTAATATCAAAGTTGACGGAGTTGAGATAACTATTCCTTATTCCACTGGTAATGTACTTCAACCGTGGGCTAATGTGGGAGTTTATCCATTTATTGCTAACTTAAACGGAGTTATTCCGCAGTCAGTTGCACCAATAACCAGCAACGTGGCTTACTTTACTACTACCAATGCTGTTCCGGCGTCAACTATATTTGACACTGCTAATGTAGCAATATTACCAAATATCAACACCCTAGCACAGATACGCAGAGGTACACAAGGAACATCAATATCAAATACCTATCCAGTAGGTACGTTGGTAGTTGATGCAGGCCAACAACAGGTAGTACCATTGATCACAAATAAAACAGTTAGATTTATACAACTAGACTTAAACGCTAACATAAGTGTTACCATTGGTGCTAATATCACACAACCAGAAACCGGAGCGATATTTAGAGCACTGGCAACAGTTAGCAACGTATCTAGTATTGCTGTCAGCTACAGTGGCCCATCTAAAGTAGTTTTAGCATCACCGATGATATTACCTAGCACAGTTACGTTAGCTGTTAATGGAGTTCTTACTTCAAATCTTGCAGTTTACCCTACTCCAATATATCCAATAGCTATCAACAGTGCTGTGACATTTACAAAAACTGTGACAGCAGATCCTAGTTATATAGTTCAGTTCTCTAATGCAATATCTGTAACAGTTGGTGCTAATGTGATTACTGCCAATGTTGGTGATACGATTACACAGGCTACCACTGGAACTAACGCTACGGTCCTGGGTTTTGAAAATACCGCAGGTAATATTTTAGTATTAGCCTACAATAATAACAATAGATTCAATTTCTTGTCTGGTAATGTAGTAGTGATTTCTAATGTAGCACTTAATGGTGCATATACAGGAAATGTTTACCCTATCAGTTCTAATCTAGCAGGGTATGTTGGTACAACCGACAACGGAAATGTCACTGTTAGTGCTACAGAAATAGCAACTATTAAATCAGACACACCACTACAACAAAGTAATATTTGGTTAAATTTAGGTGCTAACATAGCCACAGATGGTACTGGATTGTTGGGTGCTACTACTGTGCCTGCACTGTTTATCAAATCAGAATTGGCTATATTAAGTGCCACAAGTATCAAGCCTGAGATCCTAGTGACTGAAGATGCGATAAATACACTAACCACTGAAGATGATAACGAAATTATTGAGGAATACGAATGACAATTAAGATAAGCCAACTTGGAAATCTAAGCAGTTTTGCGGACACTACACTATTTCCTGTGGTAGATACCAGTAATGCGTATATTACTGTTAAATCTACAGGAACCACACTGAAAAATTATCTATCTACTGCTATAGGTAATTTAACTGTTAGTGCAAATATCACAGCAAACAGCTACGTCAATGCCGCATATTTCACAGGTAATGGTTCAGCATTAACTGGAATGAATACCTACAGCAACGTACAGGTCGCCACATATTTGCCAACGCATTCTGGATATATCAGCGGCACTTTAAGTACAGCTACACAGGCCAACGTTACTACGCTTGGTACCTTAACTGCTTTAGTTACATCAGGTAATGTAACCTGCGCAGGTGTTGTGTTTGCTAACAGTATCGCCACAGATTTATATAATGAAGCTGTCTACTATGCCAATGTTGGTAATGTCGGTAATACTATTACTAATGTTACATTAAGCAATAATATATCTCAAAATATCTTATTGGTATTTAGTGCATATAACCCAACAGCAAACATAGCCATGCCAGCTAGTCCAGCAGATGGTCAGGTATGTAGAATCAGTGCCAATGCCAATGTTACATTGGCGTTGGGTTCAGGTACAGTAAGTCCAACATTTGCTGGTGGTAATGTACTTTATGGGCAATCATTGAAATACATTTACAGCTCACAATATGCAAGATGGTTTAAGGCTTAGATCAATGGATAACAATGCGATAAATAAGAATATGACTACTCAAACACAAGAAAATTTACAAAAACGTCAGCCTGATGAACGTGGTAGCTTCCATGTTCAAGGACATATCAAGATATTTGACCCAGAAACCAAGGAAGTTTTTGTAGATAAACGTAACGCTATTCACTATGAGAATATGAGTGAAAGTATTGCTAACATGTTAGGTAATAAATCAACAGGATTTATCTATCAGATGTGGTTTGGTAATGGTGGTACAACAGTTGACCCCACTGGAGTTATCACATATCTACCTACTAATACCAATGTACAGAATGCAGACTTGTATAATCCTACATACAGCAAGATTGTAGACAATACCAACGCTACTAACACAGATCCATTACGTAACAAGATCACTATAAATCACACACCTGGACAGATTTATACAGATATTTTAGTAAGTTGTTTGTTAGATTACGGTGAACCCAGTGGCCAGGCAGTATTTGATAACAGTGCCGACCTAAGTGGCGAATACGTATTTGACGAACTAGGTCTTAAAGGCTATGATTTAGCAACACAAGGAACGGGTAAATTGTTGACCCACGTGATTTTCAGTCCAGTGCAGAAGTCACTGAACAGACTTATACAGATCGATTATACTGTGAGAATTCAAACATTAACTAACTTGAGCACTACAGCATAACTAGGATAATAACATGAGCTATACCATAACAAGAACGAACGGAACAACGCTAGGTACAATCGCAGACGGTACCTATAATAACACCGCTACCAGCTTGACGCTGGTTGGACGTAATTATAGTAACTACGGTCAGATCATGACCAACACTCTGGTACGCCTATTAGAAAACTCAAGTTACAGTATCAGTCCTAGTAATCCACTAAGTGGCCAACTTTGGTGGGATAGTAGTACTAATTATCTAAAAGTATATACAGGAACAACATGGAAGATTGTCAGCAGCTGCACAAGCCAAGATAGTGCACCTAGCACAACAGTAGCAGGTGACCTATGGTGGGACAGCAATGATCAACAACTATATGTATACAATGGTACCAGCCCATACAGTGCCAGTGGTTGGATTTTAGCTGGCCCTGGATATCCTACAGGACATAAAACAGGTGCTATCGTTGAATTGATTACAGATACATTATCAGCCACGCATTATGTTACAAGTCTTTATGCGGACGAAACTCGCATTGCGATCATCAGCAAAGATACCCAATTTACTCCATACCCTAGCTTAACGGGATTTAGTGATATACAAACAGGTATGAACATGGCCAGTGGTGACACGGTATGGGGTACTGCTAACAATGCTAGTTATCTAGGTGCTCAACCAGCAGCCAACTATTTCCGTAATAATCAAAACAATACAGGCACCGGCTCATTAACATTAACAAATAACAATGGTGTTACCCTTGGAGCATATGGTCAATTTGTTGCTAATATTACCAGCAATAACGTAAGCCTACATAATACAGTCAGTGGTAGTTTAAATCTTGTAAATCAAGGTAACGTTGCTCTTACAGTAACAGCTACAGGACAAATTACAGTCAACACTGATCCAGCAGTAGCATTAGGTGTAGCAACTAAACAATATGTAGACAATAGATTCATTAACGCTAACCTATGGGGTATTTCTACAGCTATTACGGCGCCAGCTGGTACCAGCAATACAATGATTGCTACTACAGAATTTGTGGCAACAGGTTTATCAGGAATATTTAAATACAAAATTTATGATGGCTCAGTTGGTACGAATCACATGTGGATTGATTCTGCTAACAGTGCCGCAAATCTAGTAGTAGGCAGTTCAATGGTACTGATGGCACAGAAATCGGGCGGAACTGCGACATTGACATTAAAAGCAGGTGCATTGTCGGATGCAGCATTGATTCCAACACAAGGTAATTTAATATCAGGTGCAGGCGACAGCAACATAACAGGCAATACTTGGGTATCAACTACCGGGTATGTAAGACAAGCAACTAAGTATTGGGATGGTAGTTTTAAATTTGTCAGCGCAAATGCACCATCCAGCAGTGACGGAAACAACGGAGATTTCTGGTTCCAAATAGCCAGCTAATTTTAAGGTAAATATATAAAATAGGTATAAAAGATGGCATATCCAATAACAACAACAGCTGGTGCAACACTAGCAACCATAGCAGACGGTACAGTTAACAGTACCGCTACTAGTTTAACCCTAATAGGTAAAAACTATGCGGGCTACGGTAATTTCTTAAACGAAAACTACGTTAAATTGTTGGAGAACTTTTCTAACAGTACAGCACCTGCACACGCTATCAGAGGACAGTTATGGTATGACAGCAGTGTACTTACATTAAAAGTCTATGATGGCACGTTATGGAAACCTATTTCGAGTTCAGCTAGCAGTACCACAGCACCAACAAGTCCAGTGACTGGCGACCTTTGGTGGGACAGCACTAATCTACAGTTAAAAGTATGGAGCGGATCAGCTTGGATTACCATTGGTCCTACATATACTGCAACAACAGGCACATCAGGCCCTATTGTTGAAACTATATTAGATTCTAGTGGCGGCAGCCATATTGTTACTAAGTTCTATATCGCTGACATTGTCATGGCGATATTAAGCAAGGACAGTACATTTACTCCACAGACATCTATTAATGGATTTACCACGATCGTACCAGGATTTAACTTAATCAGTTCTAGTGCGTTGACTGGTAGTCAATTTACTGGTGACGTTAGTAACGCTCTAACTCTGCAAGGAGTTAATGCTAGCCAATTCTTACGTAGCGATCAAAATACTTCTACACCGTACACGGTCCAAGCAGCTAATGTACAAATTGGTAGTGATTTAAATATCAGTCCCAATTTCACAGCTGGAGAAGTACAATTAACTAATTTAGTGAACAATAGAGATTTTGGTATATATGTTAATTCGGCGAATGTTAAAACTCGTGTCATTGGTATTACCGGAAGTACAGCGGCAATAACATTTGGTAATTCAACTTCAGTTGTAACCATTGGGGGCACATTAACAGTTGAAGGAGCAGTATTAGCCAATGCAGCTACAACTCTAAACGGTTTAACAACACTTAAAAATTCTTTAGTACCAAATACTGCTTTTATTGGCAATATTGGTGCCGCGTCGGCTCCGTTTGCTAATGTTTATGCTGCTAATTTTGTTGGTAATACAGTAGCTTCATATATGACCATTGGTGGTAATCTTGTTCCAAACTTATCCAACGTGATAAGTTACGTGCAAACCACAGGACAAAATTCACAAGGCTTAAAAACAGTTTCTAGCGCACCCCCTACAGGTGGTAACAACGGTGACGTTTGGTATAGGATCTAACGTATATGGCTATATACGTCAGCAATAGTAGTGTTATTGGCTCAAACGTCTTTACATTAGCCAGTAATGTCTATGTTCATAACAGTGGCTCCTATATTGAACCGCAAGAAGTCTATATCAAAGACAGCGGAGTTTGGCAACTTCTGCATAAAGTTATCTATATCACATCCAGCACTAACAATTTAAATTTATACAGTTATATCAGCAGTCCTAGCAATCCTATTAGATTATTGGCTCATGTTAATTTGGGTGTGACTATTGGATCGTCGTCAGCTACTACTCCTGCATTTACCGTAGGTAGTTTCCCTGCAGGATCACAGATTAAATTAGTAAACTACGGAACTATTAAAGGTGCTGGGGGCATTGGTGGTGCTGGCGCCGACTATGGCGGCTCAGCCGGCGGTGGAGAACTAGGCGGAACAGCTATTTTAACTGCAGCAAATATTACCATTGAAAATAATGGACAGATCTATGGTGGTGGTGGTGGTGGTGGCGGTGGCGGATATAGCTCAACAACATCAACCTGTTTCCCAGCTGGTACACCAATCAGTACACCAAACGGAATAGTAGCAATCGAAACACTAAACGTGGGTGATTTAGTATATGGGTTTGACATTGGTGAGGCGGCTAATTATTCAGCTGATCTAGTAGTGAAACCCGTTACACAAGTATTCAAACACAGCTGGTCTGAGGCAGATGAATTCAGTCAACTAATAATTATCAATCACACCAGCGGCATATTAAATATCACAGGCAATCACGAAGTGTTAACATCGAGTCGTGATGCAACAGGACCTTACCCACATTTTGTGCGTGCAGAACACTTACAAGTTGGTGACATTATATACGATGATCAAGGCCAATCAAGTGAAATTTTAGAAATAACACCAGGCGAACCATATGACTATGTCTACAACTTTGAAGTTGCAGATGTACATACATACGTAGCCGGCGGCATCCGTGTTCACAATGGTGGTGGTGGTGGTGGCGGTAAAGGATCTACAACAACTACCTATGCAGGTGGTGGTGGCGGTGGTGGCGCTGGGACAATACCAGGTATAGGTGGTGCTGGTGGTAGCGGTGCTAACAATAATGGAGTCGCCGGATCAAGTGGTTCAGCTAGTGCAGGCGGAGCTGGTGGTGTATATGATTCTGGCAATGGCGGATCACTAGGCATAGCTGGTACAGCAGGAGCAGGATCAAATCCAGGTGTTGGTGGCGCGGCAGGCTACTATATAAATGGTAATAGTTATGTAACGTGGACTGCCATTGGCACAGTCCTAGGTCAATCAACTTAATAAAGGAACATAAAATGACAACACTCAATATAAAAATAGTGGGAACTGAAGGTGAATCAGTATTGGTTAAGTTCGCCAGTGAAAACAGTGCTAAATCCATTGATGAATATGATGCTGTAGCCTTTCAACCAAAAGCTATGGGATATCATACAGTAGAAGAATTCATTGAAGGAGTTAAACCTGGGCTACTAGCACAGGTAATCGTCCGAGACCGTCAAGAATCAGCACCAGCAGATTTAGATTTAAGCAGCTGGGCCGGACACGAAGCCGAGCATGAAGTAACTTTAGATACAGATCAAACAGGAAAAGAAGTAGTTTTATAATAAGTAATATATAAAGACGGATAAAATATGCCATACATAGTAACCACATCATCAGGAACAGCAATAGCTACAATTCCTGATAACACCGTTAATACCACTACTACCAGTCTGGTACTGGTTGGTAAAAACTATGCTGGCTATGGTATTTTCTTAAATGAAAATTATGTCAAATTGTTAGAGAATTTCTCTAACAGTATCGCTCCTAGTGCGCCGTTAACAGGACAACTTTGGTATGATAACACTAATTCTTTACTAAAAGTATACACAGGTAGTCAATGGAAACAGGTAGGTACCAGTATTGCCAGCGCAACAGCGCCAAGCGGAGCAGTTACAGGCGACACCTGGTGGGATACTACTAATTTACTATTTAAAGTTTGGACTGGTAGTAGTTGGCTTGCCATTGGACCTAGCACTGGCACATCTACAGGCGGTACAGGCGCAGGTGCGACTACCAGTGGTGCTCTAGTCGAAACTGTTATTGATAATCTGTCGTTAAGTCATGCGGTAATTAAATTCAGTATTTCAAATCAAGTTATAGCTATAGTAAGTAAAGATTCAACATTTATACCTGCTACTCCAATATCTGGGTTTGCTAACGTGGCGCCTGGAATTAATTTGGTAAATTCTTCAGGATTTATTTTTACAGGTAATGCCACGAATGCACTTGCGATTAATAATGTTAGTTCAACATCATTTATGCGCAGCGATCAAAATACATCAACTACCGGTACATTGTTGGTTACTAACGATACCGGAGTCACATTTGGCAATACTTCTACACATACTGTTAGCGTAAGTAGTGGTGCTATTGTGCTTAAAAATAACACAGTCAACAGTGACATGAAGTTTAATGTTAACAAGTCTGGCGTTTCTACCCAGGCCATGATTATTTCGGCTAATACCGCCTCAGTTACATTTGCTAGTTCGATATCGGTCAGCAGTTCTACTACAGCAGTAGTTAACGGTGGTACTAATGGTATCGGTAATATCGGTGCAATCGGACAGACATTTAACACAATATTTGCCAAAGCAACTACAGCAGTTTATGCCGACCTAGCAGAAATCTATGCAACAGATCAAGAATATGCAGTGGGCACAGTGGTTAAAATTGGCGGATCAGCAGAAGTTACTGCGGCCACCTATGGTGATCGTGCGATTGGTGTAATATCAGCTAACCCAGCATTTTTAATGAATAATACGGCTAAAGGCCAACCAGTGGCATTGAAAGGACGTGTACCGGTTAGAGTCCAGGGCAGAGTCAAAAAAGGTGATAAACTAACACCAGCACAAAATATCTACGGGGCAGCTGAAGCATTAGTAGACAAAAATGACACTAATTATTTTGCTATAGCATTAGGTGACCATCAACAGGAATTTGGTGTTGTAGAGTGCTTAATTTTATAATATATACTACAATTAACATAAATAGTTAAAATGGGACAAAAGATTACCCGACTATAAATGATTTTAACGATGACGCAGGTGGTTGCAACCACTTTATTATTGTGTTACAATATAACGCCGTTGGTTTATAGTGTTGATTAATCAACTAATACAAAGGGAAATAGAACAGAATGGCATATACATCCGGTGGCTTAATACAAGCTCAAGACTATAACCGTCTTGCATGGGGCGGCAACACTACAAATACGTATAGTGGCACCATCGATAACATATCAATGGTCTGGGGCACAGGGTTTGGTTATAAAGGATATGGTCAAAGTGTAGCCGCTATTCCTGCGGTTAGTGTTACTCCTTCAACTACAACAATTACGGCAGTCCAATGGGCAGGTCTGGTATATACTTTAAATCTAACATTAGGCCACCAAAGTGGTGCCGCTGGACAATTAGCAACAGGGTCAAACATTGGTATTACTGCTGGTGCAACTATTACAGCGTTTGCTAACGTAAGTACGGCTGTTGGAACAATTAATACCAACGCTAATACATATACAGCTCAAGGTACAACCACAGTTGGTGCCACATTTGGTAATCTTATCAGCTTTACAACTGGTTCACAATTCGCTAATACATTCCAAGCTATTAGAACAGTTACTTTTGCAGGTGGTGCAGATGCAGCACGTTATTTCTTTAATGCCGGCGGCGAATTGAGATTGGTATTCCTAGGTGGTACAAATACTAACGGAACACGTCGTACCAACGATTTCATTGAACTGTTTCGTGGTAATATTGGTAATGTTATTGTCAGAGGAGCAAGTAGCCAAGGTATTGCTGGTGGTAGTAGAGGTAATGTCAAAGCCAACCTAACTACTCTAGGGTATTACAGTTTAACAACCAGCAATCAAGAAATGGCCAACGTTGCAACATCAGGCAACGTCTATACTTACAAATCAGACTACGCCAACGTCACTGTTAGATCTAACGGTGTACAAGGTGCGAATGGAGATAAAGGCACTACAGTTACTTTTGCATTCTTTGCCAACAGTACAGCAGCACAGATCAATTCAAACTTCAATGACATTGTCAGCGGTAATATTTTTACACGTGTTGATATCGTTACACCAGAAACCACATACCTAGCCAATACCTGGGGTGTGATTGGCATAACGTAATCTAATAGATCATCAAAAGCACTCGCAAAAGAGTGCTTTTTTTTTGGTTAAATTTTAGGCCGATAAATAGTTGCATGAGCGACTTAGAACAACTTACCAATCAGATACGTTTAGCCACTGATTATCAGATCAACAAACGTATATTACGAGAAAAAATCCAAACTGATCTACACGTACCTTATAACGGTGGATTATTTAAAGTCTCACCAGAACTAATAGCATTTCTAAATAGTTGGGATGACGACAAATTATTCTTAGAAGATACCTATCAAAATCCTATCAAAATCAATCGAGCAGAGTTCTTAACCTTGTGCAAGCAACAATACCAAATGGTTATGAACACTTGGCACATTCAACATGAAGAAATCCGTCGTGCCCGTAAAGTCTAAAGGTGTTCTGTTATTTGCCTTTAATACCGACATCGATTATGTAAAAATAGCCGAAAGATCTGCACGTCTAATACAGCACAATTTAAAACTTCCCGTGACACTCGTTACAGATCAAACAGTCAATAATGATATATTTGATAGTGTTGTTGTGGTCGACCATTTAATTAAAAATAATCGTCCAGGTAAATCTACAGTTTGGAGAAACGTAGACAGATATCGAGCCTACGAATTAAGCCCTTATGATGAAACTATATTAATGGACAGTGATTATTTAATATTAGATAACAGTCTATTAAAATTGTTCGAACAAAATTTTGATTATCGTATAATGACCTACAATCAAACCATAGACGGTCCATGGATAGAACCGATGGGATTCGCTGGATTAAATTATCAATGGGCTACTGTAGTTTTATTTAGAAAGACTCCAGTCGCTCAAATGTTGTTTAATCTAGTAGGGCGTATACAAAGAAATTATAATTATTATACAAAATTGTATCATACAAGAGTTGATAGTTTCCGTAATGATTATGCCTTTACCATAGCTAACAACATGCTGAATGGATATGATCAAGGATTGGATCAAGGAATTCCGTGGCCTATGCTAACATTGGATAGAACCATTGGGTCAATGGCAATTAAAAATAACATGTTACAGATCAAGGAACAAAATAGAGCTCATGTTATTCCAAAACAAAATATACATGTCATGGATAAAGATTACTTATTAACAGACGATTTTTTAGAATTTGTGGAAACAATATGCACAGAGTAAGACCATATCAAGCACAGCAAGGATTTGTAACTGTTGCACAAAATGGCGAAGTTGATTATTTACAACTGGCTTACGTGCAGGCCATGAGTATTAAATTGACCATGCCTGGCAGTTTGTATGCGGTTATCGTGGATCAAAAGACTTTGGCACAGGTAACAGAAAAACATCGTCAGGTGTTTGACTACATCGTGCCCATAGAAGATGATAAGGCTGTAAATGATTCTTGGAAATTGCGTAATGAATGGCAGATATTTTATCTAACACCATTTAAAGAAACAATTAAACTTGAAAGTGATTTAGTTATTACACGCAGTATAGCACATTGGTGGACTGCGTTCAGATTAAAAAATGTAGTATTAAGCACAGGCTGTAGAGATTATCTACAAAACATCAGCGAAGTTCGTCAATATAGGAGATTATTTGATGATAATCAATTGCCTGATGTTTATAATGGACTGATGTATTTTAGATATACTCAGGAAGCCGCAGAATTCTTTTGGTTAGCAGAACAATATTTTACCAATTGGGAATATCTACGTGATACTGTGTTAAAAAATTGTAGAGATGAATATCCAACTACAGATGTGATATATGCTTTGGCAGCTAAAGTACTTGGGGTAGAAAATTGTACACTTCCTAAAATGGATTATATTAATTTTGTACACATGAAACCGGCTATAAATGGATTTGGCAGCCATCTTCCGTGGCACGAAATAATAGTATCAGAAACAGATGTACCAATGATTCGTATTAATAATATCAATCAATATCACCCGGTACATTATCATGAAAAAACTTGGGTAGATGATGAATTAATTAAGGAGTATGAAAATGGAATCAAAATCTTGGGATGAAGAATTTGTTGAAGCATATAATAGTTTTCCAAAAATAGTTGAAGAACCTTTTGAGTATAGGATTCATTACGACGATGATGGAAGGATCGTCATGCTGACACATCAAAATCATCCAGACAGTACACAATATTTGATTGTAACAGTTGATCAATACGCAGATTATCAGCACTATTACGTAGATATTGAGAAAAAACAACTCAAAAAGGTTGCGCATAATCCTGGTCTTCGTGTACAATTAAAACGTAGCGATCAAGGATCTGCTGTGGTTAAAAATCATGCAGGACTAGTATTGGAACCAGGAGAAACGTCCACAGACGTAGACCATTATGACCACACAACTAATCGACATAGCTGATTTAGATTGCATTTATCTAAGTTATGATGAGCCTAAAAAAGAAGAATTTTGGATCAAAATCCAAAATATAGTGCCTTGGGCACGACGTGTAGATGGAGTTAAAGGATCAGACGCCGCACATAAAGCAGCCGCTGATGCCAGTACTACTGATCGTTTTGTTTTAATCGATGGTGACAACATACCTGACACAGAATTTTTTAATCAACAGTTGACGTTAGATGATGGTAATCAAAATTGCGTATTCCGTTGGAAGGCACGCAATCACATTAATGGATTAATGTATGGCAATGGCGGCATGAGTTGCTGGACTAAAGATTTTGTATATAATATGCGAACACATGAAGCCAGCGATGGCACTGCTGAAAATGATGTAGAGTTTTGTTTCTATCCTAACTATTGGGCGATGAATGATTGCTATTCAACTACCTATCCTAATGCTACACCATTCCAGGCATGGAGAGCAGGATTCCGTGAAGGCGTTAAGATGTGTTTGAATAGAGGAAGAAAGCCTAATTTACAAGAATTTGATGAAAGTGTAGTCAATCGAAACTACGATCATTTGTGTATCTGGCAGACAGTCGGAGCAGACGTAGAAAATGGTTTTTGGAGTATCTATGGTGCTAGACTAGGCACCTGGATGACCATGTTGCAGAATTGGGATTACCGCCTAGTACAAGACTTTGATGAATTAGCAAAACTATGGAAAGAGTTTGAGAATGATGGTCCAGACCATTGTACCAGTATAGGTAATATACTCAGACAAAAATTAAATCTACCTATTGTAGACATGGACACAGAAGAAAGTAAATTTTTTAAACATCACTATAAGAGTGTGTTTAGAAATAAAGGAGTAATGGCACGTGAGTAAAAGTAAATTTATGAATGCGGCAGAAGAGATGAAGGACAAATTAGGTCCTAGTCTTTGCTTGGCCAAATGGCAACAGGTAAGCCTACATTTACCTACGGGATTAAACAATAGTTGTTACCATCCTCCCTTACATGAGATTGATGTACAACCATTGGAGTTCCATCCTAGTGCGCTACATAATACAGCATATAAGAAAGAACAACGTAAGAAAATGCTAAATGGTGAACGCCCAAAAGAGTGTAACTACTGCTGGACCATGGAAGATGCTGGACATCTAAGTGATCGACACTACCGTAGTGGTGAGCCCTGGGCGGCAGAACACTATAACAATATAGTCGATCAACCATGGGACGCTGACGTTACGCCTAGTTATGTAGAAGTAAATTTTAGCCACGGCTGTAATCTTGCTTGTAGTTACTGTAGTCCACAGTTTTCAACAACATGGGGTAAAGATATCGACCGTTGGGGAGCATATCCTACAAAGAGTCCACATAACGATCCTATGCATTTTAAAGGACGTCGTCAACCTATCCCTGTGCGTGAAAATAATCCATATGTAGAAGCATTTTGGCGTTGGTGGCCGGACCTATACGGTAGTCTTAAACATTTCCGTATGACTGGTGGAGAACCCTTGATGGACAAGAATACGCATCGTGTGTTTGATTATATCTTAGCTAGTCCCAAGAGTGATTTACACGTTGATGTTACTAGTAATTTTAGCGTAGAGCCAGAATTATTTAACAAATATCTAGACAAAGTTAAACAACTATGCCAAGGTGAACGTATTGAACACTTTATGCAGTATGTGAGTTTAGACACAGGCAATCATGATCATGCGGCTTACATTCGACACGGACTAAGCCCAAGTCGCTTACATAGTTATGTCCACAAATATCTGACAGAAGTGCCGCATCGCAACAGCTTGACCTATATCATCACAATGAATAACCTTAGTATCTTAGGCCTTCAACAGTTACTAGAACATATACTTGAACTACGTAAGCTGTACAGCACCGAATACCAACGTGTTTGGTTTGATACTCCTGTGTTGAGAACACCAAGCTGGCAAAGTCTACAGATACTTCCAGAAAGCTATGTGCGTATCTTAGAGAATGTAGTCAAGTGGATGAAGTTAAATCGCCTAGATGAATCTAGTGATCGTTACGATGGGTTTAAAGACTATGAAATCCAACGCCTAGAACGTGATCTTGATTGGATGAAAAAAGGTAAGAAACTCAATGAAAAATATCTACATGATACACGTGCTGATTTTTATCGTTTCTTTAACGAGTATGATAAACGTCGAGAAACAGATTTCCTAGCGACATTCCCACAGATGAAAGAATTTTGGCAAGAGTGCAAATGGCATGCCGAAAATAGCTAACGAAACAGATCTACAGTACAAACGCAGAGTAATTGATATCAAGTCTGCGAGTTTCTGTGCGGCTAAATGGTACAACGCTACTATATGGTTAGGATCAGGACAGACTACTAGTTGTCATCATCCCTTGCCGCATCAGGTAAGCGTAGAACAGGTAACAGAAAATCCTCGAGCATTACATAATACACCACAAAAGAAAGAACAGCGTGCTCAGATGCAACGAGGAGAACGTCCAGCTGGATGTGAATACTGCTGGAAGATTGAGGACATGGCAGACAAAGAAGATGCGTCTGATGAAATAGTCAGTGACCGTGTTTATAAAACAGTAATTTATGAGGATAAAGATTTAGATGAAGCTTTCAATACTAGACCAGAACAAGACATTAACCTACAGACCTTGGAAATTGCTTTCGATCGCACTTGTCAGTTCGCTTGCAGCTATTGCAATCCTGCTTTCAGCACTACTTGGGTTCGTGACATTCATCGTAATGGACCATATACCAATTTGGTTTCCGACGGCCGCAACCATTTTACTCACACTCATGATAGTAGCCAACTTTATACTATCACTGACGTTAATCCATACGTGGAAGCCTTCTTCAAGTGGTGGGAGTCAGACCTACACAAGACGCTCAAAGAACTACGAATCACAGGAGGAGAACCGCTCATGTCAGGATACACATGGCGACTCATCGAATGGTTCAAAGATCACAGAGGCGAGAGTAAAACACGGCTTGCTATAAACAGTAACTTGGGATTTACGCAAGATAAATTAGAGAGACTATTAGATGCTACTGAAGGTATTGAACTGGATCTATACACCAGCAATGAAAGCATTGGTCAACACGCAATATATATACGTGATGGCCTGGATTGGGATCAATGGTGCAGTAATGTTGATTACCTATTGGATAGTAAAAGACTGCGCGGCCTACATGTCATGTGTACCATAAACGCATTATGCCTAATTAGCCTACCAGAATTCCTATGGAGTATCGTTGAACTTAAAAAGAAGTATGGTAAAGATAGTATTAACTTTAGTCTTAATATCTTACGCTTTCCTAGTTTCCAAAGTCCATTGATATTGCCTTTAGAAGTGCGTGAAGAATGTATCAGACAGTTAATTCCACTTGGTGACCTCAGTGTAGATACTTTACATGAATTTGAAATTAACCAGATTGGTAGATTAGTTAGTTATCTCAGAGAAGTTGCTAGTCCACACAGCGGTGCTATGACAAATAGTATCCTGCAACGTGATTTTAAGAATTTCTATGAGCAATACGATCAACGTCGTGGTAAGAACTTTAGACATACATTCCCACAATTGGCGGAATGGTATAATACCTTATGATATTAGCATTCGGGTGTAGTGTAACGCATGGCGCTGATATTGTTAGCCCCCATCAGGACGAAGCCAATGTCGAATTCAGTTATCCTAATCTCATTGCCCAGGCATTAGGAGTAGAATGTAAAAATTATTCTTTATGTGGAATCAGTAATGAGGGCATATTCCATCAGGTAATTGACACGTTGGTGCGATACAAACGACAAGATATCACTGCGATTATTGTAGGATGGACTAGCACAGTTTGTGAATATTGGTGTGCAGATAATAGAGAATGGTTTATTATACCCAGCTGGTGTGCTAGTGCTGAACAAGGGCAATCGGTCAATCACTTTAAAGATTACACAGATGCAGATATTAATTTACATCCTAGAATATGCAGTGACAAAAAAGAATATTTAGAACCATTGGCACAAGTCTATGATGTTATTACCAGATATAAATTTGATGTCGAACAATACGAACATAAAAAGAGCAATTACATTGATATGATCAGATTATTATGCCAAAATAAAGGAGTGCGACTAATTGAAACTTGTTGTTTAGGATCAGTAGGCAGCATAAACATTAATTTGGACAATTTTGGTACATGGAGACAAGGACTTAGTCACCCAACAAAAGAAGATCATGAACAAATAGCACAACATGTATTATTAACAATATGACTGATAAGAAAAAAATAGAAGACTATTATACCAATTATAACTATTACGATCGTAAACCCGTTTACATCGATGAGTCAGAATTACGAACAGACCAATTGGATCGTCTGA